GATCAAGCCGAGGTTATTCTGGGCGACATGCCGTTCACAGCCAAGCGCGACTGGCCCGCACTTGCCGCCGCATACGAACGCGCAGAGGCAGAGATCAACGACAAATACAACGTGCAACAGCCTGCCAACGATTACGAGCGCGACGTGATTAAGTTCGTGGACCGCATCGATGCATACATGACAGTCGCCAAGCACGACCCGGATCTATTGCAGCTTGACGATTGGGTTGATGCAAAAACGGACTTGCAAAACCGTGCGCAGGCGTTAGAGTTTGACATGGACCTATTGAACCTGAAAATTAAGGAACCAAAATAATGAAACTCGAAGTTGGAAAAACCTATAAGCTGAACAATGGCGAAATTCACCCTTGCACAAGAATGAATGGCGATGATCCGTTGGCTGTATATCGTGGTGGATTTGGCCCGTTTGTTATTGATGGGTGCCGCTACCATATGGACGGAACCTTTGGTCTTGGTAAAAGCCATGATCTTAACGTGGCCTTATGCGTAGACGACACACCGATTACATGGCTTAACATGACGCCAGAACAGAAGGAAATTCTGACGGATTGCATCGAAACGATTGACGAACTGTATGACAACAAGCTAGCACAGCAAGCACGTGACGCTTTCGGCATCAAGCCAGATCCAAAGGTAGAGTTGATGGATGGAACATGCTGGGCGTATTATTACAAGGGGACGGAGCCATCTCTAGTGGGTCACAAAGCCAGCGATGACTGCACTGATGGCAAATGGACGGCAACCCGCGTAGACGGCAATCTGACCAAGATTACATGGGATGCGGTTTAATGACACCACGCATGGAAACACAAGCATATTTCATTCGCGCGTATTGTGAGCCGAATGAATGGAATGTCACGATACAAGACATTGCAGATGCAACAGGATACGCAAGGAACCGGATTAACCAAGTGTTAAGGGCTAAGGGCTGGCTAACCCGGTGTCGATCGAACGTAATGGATTATCAGGGGTTCTCGGTAAACTAACGCATAGGGCCAGCGGGCGGTGCCTACATAACACCCGCAACCAGAGCCGCCGTGGACGGGCTTAGGCTGATCCACCTTCCGCCTGAAAAGGTTGGCGGTGATCTGGTGACTTAATGAAACACGAAAGGGAACGACATGACGCCAACCGAAGCATCGAAACTTATAAATCTGCTTGGCCTAAATATTGAACCTCCGCAGCCCGGACAAATTGATAATGTAACAGGCCCTGCAATTATTGACATTGCAAAGCGTGTCTTGAATTTGGAGGCGAATAAATCAGTTGATGAATACAAAATCGATTTAAAAGAAAACTTCGTATGGTATGACCATGTGGACGAAATGGTATATGTCCGCAAAATAGGAGAAACGACATGAAACTCACAATCGCAGCGGCTTTGATCGCAATCACAGCAACAACAGCACAGGCCGAACAGCTAAGTGCAATGGACATATGCACGGCTTGGGGCAAGACCGCAGAACTGGTTATGAACAGCCGCCAAATCGGTGTCCCGCTATCCACAACGCTAACGGCATGGGATAACATCAACCAAACGCAGTATCAGATGGTCATTGACGCATACAGCACGCCACGCTATCGCACGCCAAGCATCGTTGCAGATGTTATTGAGGACTTTCGCAACATTGAAGAATTGAAGTGCTTTGATGCTTATGGCGAGGCTGCTTGATAAGGCCGGGCGGTGACGTGTGGGGCGACGCTTGAACAGAAACAACGGATGTGGTAAATTTCCTGACATGGAAAAAGACAAAACAGCACCGCAGGGAAATCCAAACCCGTCCCCTAGCACTCGCTTTGGGGCGGGTGAACGTGCGAACCCACAAGGCAGAACATCCGAGCAACGCAAGATGGAAATAGCCAACGCTGAAAAGGCAACCAAGCTGCGGGGCATGTTACTAGATGCCGCGACCGAACACATGGATATCCTACAGGCGCAGGCACGCATGGATCACATCGACGCTGCATTTCTAAAGCTGCTGACAGACAGCGAGACACGCGGGCTAGGCGCACCAACGCAGCATGTAGACAGCACGTCAAGCGATGGGTCTATGTCGCCGCCTTCTGCGTTTATCATTGAGGGTGTTGCGCCAAAGAAAGACAATGACTGAACTCCGGGTCAAGGTATCTCAAAAGGTAGCCGCTAACTTTGCACAACCCGCAACATTTAGGGTGTTCAAGGGTGGACGTGGTGGGGGAAAGACTGCACCGCTTGCAATCATGGCTGCGGTCTACGTCATGCGCATGGCAATGTCCGGCAAGGAAGGCGTGTTTCTTTGCGGGCGTGAACACCTCAACAGCCTTGACGAAAGCAGCTTGCAGGAAATCAAATCCGCAATTCGATCCGATCCAATGCTTGAAGCGTTCTTTGATGTTGGCGAAAAATATGTGCGCACCAAATGCAAGCGCATCAGTTTTGTCTTTGCCGGACTTCGCCACAACCTCGACAGCGTAAAGTCAAAAGCGCGGATCATTGGCGCATGGATTGAGGAAGCGGAAAACGTATCCGAGGTTGCTTGGCGTAAGTTATTGCCGACCATTCGAGACGATGACGCTGAAATCTGGATCAGCTACAACCCGGAAAGCGCAGATAGCGCAACGCATAAGCGGTTCGTGGAAAATCCGCCAGCAAGTTGTATTATTACAGAGGTCAATTGGCGGGACAATCCGTGGTTTCCAGACATGCTGAACCAGCAACGGCTGGACGATCACAGATTGCGGCCAGACATTTACGATCATGTTTGGGAGGGCGCTTTCTTAACCATGACGGAAGCGCAGATTTTTGCGGGAAAGTTTGATGTTAATGAATTTGAACCTGCGCCGTTCTGGAGCGGGCCGTACTACGGTATCGACTTTGGCTTTGCGCAAGATCCGACTGTTGCCGTTGAATGCTTCATACATGACAAGACGCTTTATATCAGGCGCGAGGCTGGCAAGGTTAAGCTGGAGTTGGACGCAACATCGCAATTTATTATTGACCGCATACCCGGCATTGATAGGCACGCGATACGCGCAGACAGCGCACGGCCTGAAAGCATCAGTTACCTAAAACGCCACGGCCTGCCAAATATGCAAGGCGTCAAGAAGTGGCCGGGGTCTGTTGCCGATGGTGTTGAGCATATGAAATCATACGAGCAAATCGTTATTCATCCAGACTGCACATCGGTTGCGCGCGAGTTTCGCCTTTACAGTTACAAGGTCGACCGATTATCGGAGGATATTTTGCCTGTAGTCGTTGACGCGAACAACCACTACATTGACGCTATCCGATATGCGCTTGGGCCGATGATTAAATCCAAGGGCGCACCTAGTATTCGCTCGCTATAGCAAATCCTGCGAAGTTGTGCTAATAATACTGCAAAGTTGCAAACCATAGGGCAGAAAATGAAATTTACAGATATGTTTCGCGCCAAAGCGCAGCCAGTGGTTGAGACGAAAGAAAGCGCAACCGCTGCGACCATCGTCATGTCGCCGGGGCAGGCGGTTTGGTCATCAGATACCAACGCCAAGCTATACGCACCAGAGGCATATCAAAAAAACGTGGTTGCATATCGTGCCGTGTCCGCCATTGCGGAGGCTGTTGCATCGGTGCCGTGGACTGCATGGCGGGGCGATGTTGAAGTGACACAATCCCCATTGCTTGACCTTATCGCGCGACCGAACCCAGCCATGTCTGGTCGTGAATACATGGAGGCCAAGGTCGCCTATTTGATGATTAGCGGCAACGCGTACGAAGAACAAATCACAGCAACCGCAAACCTACCGCGCGAGTTATACATCCACAGGTCAGACCGCATGAAGGTCATCCCCGGATCGCGCGGCGTTCCAATTGCATACGAGTACGACATCAACGGGCGCAAGACGCGGTTTGATGTTGACCCTGACACGCAGAAAGGGCCGATCCTTCACACCAAGCTATTCAATCCGCTTGATGATTGGTACGGCCAAAGCCCAGCCCGCGCAGGCACATATGCAATCGACCAGCATAACGAAAGCATGGCGTGGATGCAGGCGCTATTGCAGAACAGCGCACGACCATCAGGCGCGCTTGTGATGAAGGACGGGGAAACCCTAAGCGACGAGAACTATAACCGATTAAAGGCGCAGACAGAGGACCAGTATCAAGGCGCTAAGAACGCAGGCCGTCCGATGCTGCTTGAGGGCGGGCTGGAGTGGCAGGCAATGGGCGCATCGCCTAAAGACATGCTGGCACTTGAGACAAAGAACAGTGCCGCGCGTGACGTTGCTTTGGCTTGGGGTGTTCCGCCTCAACTGCTAGGCATCCCCGGCGATAACACATATTCCAATTATGCCGAGGCGCGTTTGGCGTTCTGGGAGGACACAATCTTGCCGCTGCTTGATAAGTTGGCGCAGGATTGGACGAACTGGATAGGCGAGCCGTTTGGTCTTGAGTTGCGGCCTGACTTGGATCAAATCCCGGCTATCGTGGACAAGCGCAAAACGTTATGGACCATGCTGGACGCATCGCCAAGCCTGACAGTTAATGAAAAGCGCAAGGCTATGGGGTACGAGCCTATTGCTGGCGGTGACGTATTGGCGGAACCCAAGCAAGAAGGCGGGTTCGGTGGCATCGACGCAAAGACGGCGGCAATCATTGCAGGCTATGAAATCAAGTGAAGTATCTGGTTGGCACATCAGCGGCTTCATCCGCACGGGCCACGACGCTCTTGCAGGATCAATTAACGGCGCGATTTGAGCGCGTCCTTGAGGCTGAAATATCCCGCGCAATGGGCGAGATGATTGCGCAATATGAGGCAACCCGCGCCACACCCACCCTACCACTTGAACATGAGGAGCGAATGGCGGAGATCTGGGCGCAAATAGCAAACGTATCTATCAGGGCATTTGGTGGGCGGGTTCTGGATCAGGGCAAGGCTTCTGGGCTTATCCTTGAGACGAAATCGTTTGCCGAGTTGTTCGCGCGGCTGTCACTTGAGTATATCAGCAGCGAAATGATCCGCGCGCGCATTACGATGGTCTCTGAAACATTGCGGCAGAACATTGTCAACGTGATCGGCGCTGGTCAGGCGGCTGGATCGTCGCTCACAGAAATATCAAAGCAGTTGCGCACGTTGTCCAGAACAATTCCGCGTTTCCGTGCCAATATGATTGCGCGGACAGAGGTTCACGGGGCGGCTAACTATGGGGCAGACGAGGCAGCTAAGGCCACAGGGCTAAAACTGCGCAAGGAATGGGTTGCTGCTGGCGATGGGCGCACACGGGACGAACACGCGGACATGGATGGCGAGGTCGTTGACATGGATCAAGACTTTAACTTTGGGTCTTATCGCCTGATGTATCCCGGCGATAGGTCTGGCCCGGCGCGCGGGGTTATTAATTGCCGATGTCAGATTGCGCACGTTCTGGATGATGAGTTTGATGTTGACTAGGTTGCATGGGTTTGCAAGTTTGCAATAACTGTGCTATTACTTTGCAAACGGCTGCTGTGAAGCATCCCAATTCCCGCTGATGGAGATCAAGTGACAGAGATTAAACACAAGTCAGTCAGCTTTGAAATCAAGCGCGAGCCTGACGAAAACGGCATCTTTGAAGGCTATGCCAGCGTTTTTGACGTTGTTGACCAAGGCATGGACGTTGTAAGCCGTGGCGCATTTACAAAATCAATCGCAACCCGCAAACCTAAGATGCTATGGCAGCACGATCCCAGCCAAGTAATCGGCGTTTGGGATGAAGTCAGTGAAGACGAGCGCGGGCTGTTCGTTAAGGGACGATTGCTCAAGGACGTTGTCAAAGGGCGCGAGGCTATGGCCTTAATGCGTCATGGCGCTATCGACAGCATGTCCATTGGATACAAAACCATCGCAGCCACAGAGGAAGGCAGCGGCGCAGTCCGTCGCTTGCTTGAGGTTGATCTATACGAGGTGTCGGTCGTGACGTTCCCAATGTTGGAAGCGGCTAGGATTACTGACATCAAGTCAATCAAGACCGAACGAGATTTTGAGGCGTTTCTGCGGGATGCAGGCTACAGCCGCAAAGACGCCACAGCAATTGCATTGCATGGCTACAAAGCACTTGAGCCGCAGCGGGATGCTGATGTGACGGAAGCTGATAACGGTGGCCTACGGGACATCATCGAACAACTTTCACAACTCCAAAGGAGCATTTCAAATGTCGGATGATCACATTGAAATCAAAAAAGCAGTTGAAGGCGTAAATACCGCTTTCGCTGAATACAAGACAGCCAACGACGAGCGCCTAAAGCAGATCGAAGCCAAGGGCGCTGTTGATCCAGTGACTGAAGAAAAGCTGGCAAAGATCGACGCAGACATGGCGCGCATGCAAGAGATCACGGACAAAGCAGTCCTTGACATCAAAAAGGCATCCCGCGTCATCACTGACGAAAACGGTCAGGTCGTTGACATGGAAGCCAAAGCCGCACAGTTCAGCCGTTCGGTTGCCGCTGCGCTTGATCAAAAGGGCTTTAAGTCTGACGCATCCGCGCTGGAAATCTACAACGGCGCACTGGCTGGCTACATGCGCAAAGGCATGGACGCACTTAGCGAGATCGAGCGCAAGGCTCTTTCCGTTGGTGGCGATCCACAGGGCGGCTATGTGGTCAACCCTGACATGTCCGGCCAAGTCGTTACGCAGGTTTTCGAGACTTCCCCGATGCGCGCTTATGCGTCCATTCAGGCAATCTCGACTAACTCGCTTGAGGGTCTGTTTGACCTGAACGAAGCCGACGCTGGCTGGGTTGGCGAAACGGGCGCACGCACAGAAACCAACACGCCAAACCTTGGCAAGTGGTCAATTCCTGTGCATGAGCTTTATGCAAACCCGCGCGCGACCCAGAAAATCCTTGATGATGCTGAAATCAACATGGAAAGCTGGCTCGCGGCTAAGGTTGCAGACAAGTTTGCACGCACTGAGGCTGTTGCGTTCATCACTGGCGACGGTGTTGAAAAGCCACGCGGCTTCTTGGATTACACAGACGGCACCACACTGCCCGGCACGATTGAGCAGTTTGATACTGGCGTAAATGGCGCATTTGCGGCTGCTCCAAACGGCGGAAATGTTCTGATTGATGCGCTTTATGGTTTGAAAGCCCAGTACCGTGCAAACGCTACTTGGTTCATGAACCGTGGCACAACAAAGTTGGTCCGCGAGATGAGGGATAGTGACGGTGCTTACCTTTGGTCACCGGGTATTGCGGCTGGTCAGCCTGCGTCACTGATGGGCTATCCCATCGCGGCGTTTGAGGACATGCCAGATCCGGCAACGGGTTCTTTGTCCTTGGCTGTTGGCGACATGCGCGCAGCCTACCAGATCGTTGACCGCATCGGCATCCGCACACTGCGCGATCCGTTTAGCGCGAAGCCTTACGTTCAGTTCTACACTACAAAGCGTGTTGGTGGCGATGTCGTGAACTTCGAAGCGATCAAGCTGATCAACTTCAAAGCCTAAAAAATAGGGGGGCGGTGATTCCTGCCGCCTCCCTTTCTGAAACGCATTACAAGGAGTAAATCAAATGCGTGATAATATCTCAAACGTCCAATATGTGAACCTCGGTTCGCTAACACTTAGCGGTGTTACGCCGGGTCTGTCTGGCTATCTGGACACTAAGGGCTTCGACGCCGCGTCAATCATGGTCGTCAATGGCACGATCACAGACGCCGGAACTGCTTCGGGCTTTACGGTCACGTTGCAGGAAAGCGCAGACACAACGGCTGCGGCTGCTGTTACGGCAACTGAAACAGTTAACGGCGGCACGGTCACTGTTACGTCAGACACCGCTGATAATGTCGTTGCTGGCGCTGTTGGTTACAACGGTTCCGCGCGCTATATCGGCGTGACGGTAACGGGTACAACTGGCACAGATGCTGTTATTACCTTGGTTGGCGTTCTTGGCAAGCCACACCTTGCCCCGACAACTGTTGCGGGCGCTGTTGTTGCGCGTACCTAAGTTTCAAAGCGGGCC